ATGGAGAGATATCACTAAAAACAACCTAACGAAGCAGGATTATGAAAATCTTGCAGATACGAACAAAACGGTAAATATTGACGAGATGTCGGAAGAATTAAACAGGATTACTAAACTAGCAGGGATAGAAGTTAAAGAAGGCCTTACGGGAACTGCTAAACGCTCATACGAAAACTTAGATAAAACTAGATTAATAATAAGGCACTCTGGATCAGTTGATGAAACTGTGCCTGGTGCAAGATCAAGACAGATTGAATCATTATACATTGAAAACGCAGACGGTGAAAGATTCAAGTATCCAATCACACATCTAGCAGGTGCAAGAGCAATGACAAGACACGTTGCAAACGGTGGTAGACCACATGACGAATTTGGCGAACACATTATAAAAACATCAGAAGACATTGCAAAATTAAATTCATTCTCTAGATTTGTAAGCAATAAAGATCAATTGAACGACAATGCTGGTGACATTATTGAACAAACGAAATTAAAATTAGAAAATTTAAGAATGTATATGAAAAATTTATCAAAACAAGGACACTATGAAACTGCATCAAAAGATTTCAAAACAGCAGACGAAGTTGTATTGGATGACGAAACAGCAAATACTTACAAAGACAAATTTACAATGCGTAATTTAGACTCAAGAGTTGAAGAAGCACTGCCAATCATACACAGAATAATGAGTGAACTAGAAAATGCACCTAAGGAAGATGCAGAAGATGACCGTATTAGAAAAGCAATGAAAGACATGGTGCCAAGCACCGTCACAGGCTATTATGAGATCACAGAATTCTGGAAAGAACATACACTGGGAATGGGCAAGACTGATGACGAAGTGATGCATGAGATTTATGAGTGGACTTGGGACGAAATGGGAGTCAGTGACACTAAGGAGAGAGATGAAGTGGCAAAACGTACATCAGTAATAGTTAATGACGTAATAAAGAACAACAAAGACGACATGACGTTCGATGACATGATAGAACAACTGAAAGGCAAAAAAGAAGATCAAGTGAACGAACAACCAGAACACGAAATCACAGTAGGTGACTATACCACTAAACATTTTTACATGTGTGGGTCTGCACAAACTACTATGAAGAAACACGCAGACAAAGATGGTGCAGAAGAACTCACTCGTATGCAAGATATGTTCTACAAGATGGAAAAAGAGGCGATGGACGCTGGTGGTACGAATGAAGAACAAAAGAAGAAGTCACAGATACTTTACGACAAAATCATGGCGAAAGCAAAAGAGGTTGGTATCGCAGATGAGGTTGACAAGTATATGAAGATGCATCTAGACTCAATGTTGAAGAATGATCCTAAACTTGGGTTTGGTAGAACAGACTTAAAAGAAGAACAAGTCAACGAACTGGAGCCAGATGCTGAACCAATTGACGCACCTGTGCAACCGCCAGTAGACCATGGTGCTGTTGTGCAAAGTTTTTTAAACGATCCTGATAGTAAATTAGTTCTAAGAAAAGATGACACGGCAGATAAAATGCTTAAAACTACGAAGTTTACGAATAAGAATACAATGTTAAGTTCTATCTTATCAGACATAGCAAGTAGACTTTTGACTAAATCAGGGGAAGATGACAGGGTGGCAAACTTTGCATCTAGGGTTGCAGATGAGATGGAACAGGAAAATTCGGCGACATTTAAACCAACACCTGACTACATGAAAAACAAAAAAATTGCAATCCAATTGGCGAAGAGATACATTGACGATTACAAGAAAATGCAATCTGATCCAGACTATGGCAAACAAGTGAGGATGGAACCAGGTGAGTTTTCACCAAAGAAAGATATAAAAGGCAAAGCAAAAGAAACTGAACAATTTGAATCATGGGTAGAAAATATTGACAAAGATAAAGAAGACAAAGAAGCAAAATTAAAAGCTTTACAAGATATCCAAATGGATAAACATACATCAAAAGATCCAGAATTACAGAAAGAATTAATGAAACGTAAAGCAGAACTAACACAAGAAGAGCCAGTATTCGCAGGCGAAGAAATAACATTTGAAGATATTAAACCTTATGTGTCAATGTACAAAGGTGATGATGGCAAAATGGTGCACGATGTTTTAGATAAAGATGGCAAATCTGTGTTTAAAACTGGTGACGCAAAAACGGCAATGCAATATCTTTCCAAAAACTTTGAGAAACTAAGACGTCCAGACGACAAGCAAGAAGACGAATCTAATAGCGAATTAGACAGAATCAAAAACCTAGCAAATTATCAATAATCAATTACATGAAAACTTTATTAATGTTTGGCGATAGTTGGGCCGCGGGTGCAGAATTATCAGATGATGAAAAACCGTTTGGAAAAATATTAGCAGAATCAAACAATTTAATTTATAAAGATTATAGTCTGGGAGGATGTAGTAATCCTAAAATGTTACTACAATTAAATGATGCAATAGAAAAAAATGATCATGAAGATAGTATTGCTATTTTTTTCCTTACAAGTTATACAAGAATTATAAATTGGCGAGACATTGCAAAAAGCACAATTAATGCCGCTGGTTTAGATGACATTGATAAAAATTATGCAAAATATTTTTACACCGATGAAGCAGGACATTTCAACACAGTACAAACAATTTTATCTTTACAAAAAATTTGTTCTAAATATAATATAAAAGATTTTTATGTGCCAGGATGGTTAGAATTTAAACTTGACTTTCCGGGTATTGACCTTAATAAAATTTTTAATAAAGGCAAAGGAAATATTGCTACCGCAATAGGCATGCCAAAATTTGGAAATGAAATCACCGAAGAACACAAAAAACACAATTTAATAAATCCTAAAAATTGGCATCCAAACCAAAAAGCACACCAACTAATAGCAGATAGGCTTCAAAATTGGATTTTTACCAATAATAGTAGTAGACATTAGATAAATATAGTTGTATATTACGTACTATATGTCTGATATACATTTAGGCACAAACAAACATAGGCAAAATAGGAGGCTTACATTATGGCATCATTGGCTGAAATAAGAGCGAAGTTAAAATCTCAAGAAGTGAATCGCTCCACTTCCAACACAGGCGGAGACAACGCCATCTACCCACACTGGAATATCGCAGAAGGCTCAGAAGCAGTTGTTAGGTTCTTACCAGATAAGGATCCAAACAACACATTTTTCTGGACTGAAAGAAACATGATCAAATTACCTTTCGCAGGTATCAAAGGTCAGACTGATTCTAGACCGGTGACAGTGCAAGTACCGTGCATGGAAATGTATGGGAAGACTTGTCCAGTACTCACAGAGGTGAGACCGTGGTTCAAAGACAAGAGCATGGAAGACATGGGCAGAAAATACTGGAAAAAGAAAAGTTACATTTTCCAAGGTTTTGTCACAACCAATCCATTAGCGGAAGACACAAAGCCTGAGAATCCAATCAGAAGATTTATCATTGGGCCTCAGATCTTCAACATCATTAGAAGTGCATTAATGGATCCAGAGATGGAGGAAATGCCAACTGATTACTTGAAGGGCGTGGACTTTAGGATCACAAAGACAACTAAAGGTGGTTACGCTGATTACTCAACATCAAAATGGTCAAGAAGAGAAAGACCGTTGGACGAGGCAGAGAGAGCCGCGATCGACACACACGGATTACACAACCTGGGTGACTTCAGACCAAAAGAGCCAACCGAAGCAGAAGTAAAAATAATCAAAGAGTTATTTGAGAAATCTGTTGAAGGCGAGGCTTATGACCTTGAGCAGTATGGACAGTACTTCCGACCAGCGGGCGTGGCTTACCAAGGCAAACCACAGGTGGCAGTACCATCAGCATCGGCTCCTGCAGAAGTTGAACACACACATGATGATGGCACAAAACATAGTCATCAAGGTGGTGATCAACCTCATACACACGAGGCAAAGAAACCTGAGGCGGCACCAGTCGCTCCAGCAGGTGACAGTGCCAAGAGAGCTGAAGACATCTTGAAGTTGATTAGATCAAGACAAGCAAAATAATCTGACATTTTACCAAGGCCCTAGCATTGACGTTAGGGCCTAGGTATGCTAATATAGATGACACAAAGGACAAAATTATGACAAAAGTATTTGACGCTACAAAATTTAGAAAAAGTATCACAAAGTCAATCCAAGGATTAGGCATAGGATTCAGCGATCCAACAGACTGGATCAGTACAGGAAACTATGCATTGAACTACTTGATGACCAGTGATTTCAACAAAGGTATTCCCCTAGGCAAGGTCACAGTCCTTGCCGGTGAGTCTGGCGCAGGAAAATCGTACATCGCGTCAGGCAACATTATTAAAAATGCACAGGATCAAGGTATATTTGTCATATTGATAGACACGGAAAACGCACTGGATGAACAGTGGCTACAGGCGTTGAAGGTAGACACATCAGAAGACAAACTTATGAAATTGAGCATGTCAATGGTCGACGACGTGGCAAAAACTGTTTCAGAATTCATGAAAGGTTACAAAGATCAACACGCAGACAACAAAGAAGGTGCACCAAAGGTACTATTTGTGATAGACAGTCTGGGTATGTTGTTGACACCGACAGATGTAAATCAGTTTGAAGCAGGCGAGATGAAAGGTGACCTAGGTAGAAAACCCAAGGCATTAACGGCACTTGTAAGAAACTGTGTCAATATGTTTGGAAGCTGGAACGTAGGACTTATAGCAACCAATCACACATACGCATCACAAGATATGTTTGATCCGGATGACAAAATATCAGGAGGACAAGGATTTATCTATGCATCAAGCATTGTTGTTGCAATGAAAAAATTAAAACTTAAAGAAGATGAAAAAGGTAACAAAGTTTCAGACGTGAGAGGTATCAGGGCCGCCTGCAAAGTTATGAAAACAAGATATGCTAAACCTTTTGAAGGTGTACAAGTAAAAATTCCTTACGATACAGGCATGGATCCATACAGTGGACTGGTGGACTTATTTGAGAAAAAAGGGCTACTAGTACAGACAGGAAATAGGCTGAAATATATAGATTCAAAGGGAAATGAACATATAGAATTTAGAAAAGCATGGGTCGGTGATAAATTAGATATGATAATGGCAGAGTTCAAAGAAACTGTGTCAACAGAGGAAATAGAAGAAGAAAAAGAGTAATGATTGATTTCACACACGAAGACATTGAAAGATTATGGAACTCAATAGTACACTATGTTCCTGAAAGATCTAAACTAGACGCGGCAATTGATTTTATAAAAAGTTTAGAAGATATTGGTGTTGAACATGACGAAATAAAAGCGTCCGCCGAATACGATCCTAAGTTAGAAGAAGCAATCAACACTGTGTTCGAGGAAGACGAAGAGTCAGACGGATACGGCGAAGATGATTAATTGGTACAACGAAGTCAGCAGGAACCTAGATAAGATACCAGACTGCATAGCATACTTTGACAAAGAATTGTTAGAGGCAAGAAAACAGTGTAAGATCTATGGCAATCTTGAAAGAGCTAGTGCCGCCTTACCTGGCATAGTTGAGGAACGATTTAGTCAACTACAACAATTGGAAGCTATCCTTGAATATCTAAATATTGAACTAAGAAGATTAAGATCTAAAACTTTTAGGAAATATCTTGAAAACTATAACAGAGCATTATCAAGCAGAGATGCAGAAAAATACGTTGATGGTGAGAACGATGTTGTTGACATGGACAAGATAATAAATGACTTTGCATTAATAAGAAACCAATGGTTAGGCATCACCAAAGGACTAGATCAGAAACAATGGCAAATTACAAACATTGTAAAACTGAGAGTAGCAGGTATGGAAGATGCAGACATCAAATAGGGTAATACTCACAGACGTAGACGGCGTATTGCTGGAATGGGAAAGACATTTCACAGACTGGATGTTACAACGATCATACTACAACAACGATAATGAAAGAGTTTATCCTTACAAACTACTGCCCAATAAGGAAAATACTTACGAAATGGCAGAAAGATTTGGTCTCACAATTTCTGAAATAAGGAAAGAAATAAGAGAGTTCAATAAAAGTGCATGGATGGCTACTCAGTGTCCAATGGAAGATTCACAAACATGGGTAAAACTATTAGCTGCCGAAGGATGGACATTCATTCCAATTACCTCGCAGACATCTGACATGCCGGCACAACTGGTAAGGAAAAAAAGATTAGGTGAACTGTTTGGTGAACATATCTTCAAAAATTACCATATACTTGAGACCGGAGCAGACAAAGATTCAGCATTAGCGGAGTTTCACAACACCGGACTATATTGGGTCGAGGACAAGCCAAAGAACGCTGTAACCGGGCTCAAATACGGTTTAAAGCCTATATTAATAGACCATCCATACAACCGAGATTTCAAACATCCTGATATTATTCGTGTAAGTAATTGGAAAGATATCCACGAATTAGTAGCAAGATGAAAATATATGTAGGTCACGACAGCAGAGAAGACATTGCATATCAAGTGTGTGAACACAGCATCAAGAGAAGAGATCCTTCGGCAGAGGTAATACCCCTTAAACAAAAACAGATGAGAGACCAAGGACTATACACTCGTCCTGTTGACAAACTTGCATCTACTGAGTTCACTTTCACAAGATTCTTTGTGCCTTACATGAATGATTTCAAAGGTTGGGCAGTGTTCTGTGATTGCGATTTCTTATGGAAGATTCCAAGCCATGAACTTGTAAAATTTTGCGACCCATCAAAAGCAGTGGTTTGTGTTCAGCACGACTACACACCAAAAGGAACAACCAAAATGGACGGTCAGGTGCAGACAGTTTACCCTAGAAAGAACTGGAGTAGCATGGTGTTATGGAACTGTGAACATGAAAAAAACAAAACACTAACACCAGAATTACTCAACTCAGAAACACCAAAGTTCTTACACAGATTCAGTTGGCTAGACGACAACGAGATAGGCTCTTTACCATTGGAGTATAATTGGTTAGTGGGATGGTACAAAGAACCAAATGACGGACATCCTAAGATTTTACACTACACTGAAGGCGGACCATGGTTCGACGGATACCGTGATTGCGAATATGCAGATGATTGGAAGAAAGAGTTAATAAATCTCTTCAGTTCATAATGATAGCAGTATGTGTATCTGGTATAATAGGTGAAAACTACAAGGTCATAGTAGACAGAGCGAGGTCTATTTTTCCATATCCAATATTTTTTTCCACGTGGAATGGTAGGCCATTACCGGAGTTAGAAAACCTGTACACATTTGATGAACCTAATTTCGAATACCATCCAATGCTGGATGTTGCGGCACCACCATGTGTAATATTTGGATACCTAGCAAAAAAACATGGCAAGATACGACGACTTAAAAGAGAAAAACAAACACTCACAAGTGCCACACAAATATTAGGACATAGTGCCTTGGTTGATGCCATACCCGAGAAGTACACCACGATCATAAGGCTGAGGTATGACACGATAGTTTCATCAAAAGTCGACTTCACCAAATATCTTAAAATGGCAGAAAATGGCACAGTGATAGGATTTGGAAATTTCAAAAGTGACAAATCAAGTTGGACACTTGCTGAGCCATCGTCAGACCTCAAGGAATATACACACAAAAGCACACCAAGATCTCACTACAACATATGGGACAACATGATTTTCCACCCTAGGGAGAAATGTGCCAACGCCTACAAACTGTTCGAACAAAAGAAATTGATTGGCATGGAGTGGGGGTGGTATCAAGTGTTGTGTGATCAATGGGACAATATCGACTATATAAATGTAAACGGCGGCGTTATGCTCGAGAAACTGTGCACCACGCCGGTGAATAAATTATAAACAGATAATCAATCGTTTTAGGAACTAATCAAAAATACTTTTTGCCTGGCGCAACGGTATGAAATTTTCTTTATGCTTTTCACCTCCGAAAGCATGACCAAAATACGTACCGTACTTGCCGTTTTTCTTGTTGAACAAAGGATCCATCTTTGTGACTTTGACCTTCGATTTTAACATGGCGTACACGAGCATGGTATTGTCATCACTGTCTAATACGGCACAATCGAGATAAGGGCTCATCTGTTGTGCTGATTTTTTATTCAACATGAACACACCCGCATTAAATCTGTTATTTCTAAGCCAATTAATATCTTCGCCTTCTAGGCATGTGCCTTTGATGATTCTAAGATGATCCTCATTTTTATACCTCTCCGCTCTCTTATCCCTTACAGGTTTGAATGATTCGAGATCTTTGTAGAGTTCAAACACGCTGGGTGCTTGGGGCCAGACTATCACATCAGTGTCGAGGTATAATATGTGGTCGTAATCCTCCCACCATTTCTCGTTGTAGAATAGATCCAATCGTTCGAAGGTCGGGTGCTTCCACTTAACCTTAGGCTCTGTCACAAGTTTGTAATCAGCGCCTACTTTCTTTGCGTAAAGTTCTGCGGATTTCAAACTGTATTTGAGCAGGTCGTTGTTGTTACGCAAACTGTTGTACTCTGGATCAGAGAAACCCTCCGGCTTCATGAAAAACTGCACTACGAGATTTCGATTTGTCATAATATCCCCTTGTCCATCATTATTTCAATTGCAGTACCGTTCTCAAATTCTTCTGGTGTGAACTGTTGATAGGCCAGACTGTACAGCCATGGTTCAGGTCCTCCGTAGTAGGGATTTTCTATGTCTGACAGTTCAACGTTGCCAACATCTACAGCAAAACTCTTGTTGTCACAGAACACAGGTATGCCCTCACATATGGCCTCGACGGCCGCGATCGAACAACTTGTGACCACACACCAGGCCTCCTTGAGATCCTCGGATAGGGGTACCTTGGCCTCGCTTGGTCCGGATGTACCCCTGCCCCTAGGCTTGTGTCGAAGTCGGATTGGTCTGTCTGTGTATCTCCTAATCTGTTCAATTGTCTCTTTGGTCCAATTGGGTCTGTTCAAGTACCCATGTATGCCTGCGGAACTGGGACAAACTAAAACATGTTTGCCAGCAAAGTTTGGTGCTTTTATCTTGATACCGAATTTTTCAAACCTGTCCGCTTTGCAATCTCTCAAATAAGGAACGTGTATTCTATTTTTACAAATACGCCAATAGTGATTGTCTGGCTTTAGATTATTGTTGTCGAATCTACCAAAGTATGGTGTGTCTGTGAACCAATAGATGTGGTTACGTGCATCTAGTTTCTGCACCATCTCTCTGTTGTTGCCAACGAATCCCCAGAACATGCTGTTACTGACTGGATCTGTTTCTACGGCATTGTCTAGTTTGGTTATCTGATCTGGCCACGACTTCTCTACACCGTTGAATACTTCCCATGCCTTGCTGTTCTTATTGCTAAATGGTGCGTAGATTGTTAGCATCTATAAATTCCTTAAGTTGTTTTGCCCACCGTTGATGTCCTTCTCCAGATGGATGAGGATCGTTTTGGCTTACAATTAAATTCTTATCTAACACAAATTCCAATTGACTTACTTTAGGACTGAAAAATCTATCCATATTTATTGCGTTTCTGATCACTTCAAAATCTGCTGTGCTATTGCCAAAATCGTTTGGCAGTGAATTGTACATCACGTATGGTATTCTCTTACGTTCAAAATAGTTTTGTAAATTAAAAACGTTGTCCAAAAAATTCATTGCAAGAGTGTTTTCAATATCCCATCCTTTATTGCTTTTTATAAAACTTACGTTATCTAATGTTTTCCAAGTACGCCAAGTAAGGTCTGTGCCTGGTATTCGTCCTTTCTTCCATCCATCGTCGGTGACGTAATCATTTCTGACAGAACTTGACCACCCAATGACTGCAAATATATTCTCGAGTTTATTTTGTTCGCACCAGACCTTTGTTGTAAAACTAATCCTTGTATTTCCTCTGCCTCCCATGGCAAGATTTACCAACTGCATATTATAATTGTCGGCGATTATCTTTGAAGTGAAAGTTTCAACACCGTCCTTTGGCCGTGATGTAAGAAAACTGCACCCATTTGAAAATAATATCATAGTAGTGTATTATAACATAATTATTAACTGAATGCCAGTCAAAAACATAAACTCACTGAAGTATTTTCTCGACCGATGGGAGATGGTAGATCCAGAATACAATTACACAGTGCCTTATCACGAATCTATTGATCCACACTTTACAAGTTTACCAACATTCGTAGCGGAGTTCCATGAATGTAAAGTGCATACCTGTCCTCTATTGCTGACTAGGGAGAACAAACTAATAACAGAATACGTATGGAAGTTGACACACAAACGTAGACACAAGCCAAACAAAAGCCACAAACTATGGACGGAGTGGGGAGACGGCGTGGATTTAGACTTACCTCCTGTCACCCAGAGTTTCAATGAAACACACACATACGTTTGGCTACCAGTTGACGATGACACCAAACACAACCCATGGCATATATGGATAGATGTAGTATCAAAATTTAGATTGATGGAGAAAAGATGGTCTACAAACTTTGCAAGATTTTGTTACATACTACCAAATCATAGTCCGTACTTTGAAAAAGTATGTAAAGCGTTATTCCCAGATGTGAAGATAGTTGTCATGCCTTTAGGAGAAACATGGCAATTCAAACATTTGATTGTGCCTAGCATGAGTAATTCCAAGGACGGTGTTATTGTTCCACCACTTGCACCATGGTTGAGGCATTTCAAAGGTTTAAATAATTTAAAAGGGGTGACCCCTCACCGTAAAATTGTGGTACTGCGGCCAGGTGCGAAAACCAGACAAATGCTAAACTCCGACGAACTGCTCTTAAAACTAAAAGGATGGGAAACAGTTGCACTAGAAAATTTAAGCATTAAAGATCAAATGAAAACTTTTGCAGAAGCATCACATGTACTCGCGGCTCATGGTGCTGGACTTACAAATCTACTTTGGTGCCAGCCAGGAACCAAAATAATCGAAATACAAGATAAAAACATGTTGCACAAAAAAGTCTATCCTCTTCTGTCCCATAATCTCGACTTAGAACACAAGGTCTACACAGCAGATGTAGTGCAGATACCCCGTCAGAAAGGAAACAAATTAGAAGGTGTAAAGAGATTTAGTGACATGATAAATTTTAAAATAAACATTCCAGACATAATGGAGCATTTAGAATGATATCGATCTTAAACAAAAAACCAACCCTTATAATGGATCCATATCCACACTTCATTATAGAAGATGCATTGCCGCAAGATTTATATGATACATTAGAAAAAGAATGGCCAAAGGAAGAACTTTTATCTACTACCCCTTTTGATAATGGTATCTGTTACAGGCTCAAGGCGGACGAGATGCTGAAGCCTACAAAGGTTTCCAAAGCATGGAAAGAATTTACTGAATATCATACCTCTGTGGATTTTTATAAGGAGATGAAAGAAGTGTTTGGTGAGTTGATCCCACACGTAGAAGATATAGAAAATACGTTAAGTCCTAGAGGATGGGACAAAGGAGATGACAAAATAGGAACTGACTGCCAAACTGTTATGCACGAACCAATAGACTTCAGTTCGAGAACGGCGCACATAGACAATCCCAGAGAAATTTATGCCGCTCTACTTTACATGCCTTACCTAAATGATGAAAGCACAGGAGGCGAATTTCAAATATATCACACTGATGCAAACATACAAGAGGTAAACAAAAATGGTGGTCGTGCTGTTGGTGACAAAGCCGGAAAGATAGTTAAGACAGTGCCTTATAAGGCAAACACGTTAATTGCTTTCTGTAACGTTTCGCCTAGATGTGTCCACAGTGTTTCCGCTAGACAAAATGCAACAATGCATAGAAGAAGTGTAAACATCATTGCTGAATTTAATAGAGTAGCAAAACGTAAAATGTTCGAAGTAACCGAAAGTCGAAAATAATGTTATCAGGAATACACACGACTAAACCACGTACCCAAAGATATGTAGATGCCTTTGTACAAGGATCTGGTTCAGGAAAAATTTATCATTTCCGTGACTTACAAGAGTTACCCGCAGAGCCACTTACAATGTATGGGATACTGGCAGGTTCAGGAGAAGTCTTTAAACAGTGTGAACAGGAGAAAAAGGATTTTTATTTTATGGATCACGGATATTTTACAAACGCACATGTGAGTCCACATTGGTTACGTATAACCAAAAACAAGCACTGTCAGAATGTTTTACAAAACAGACCAACAGACAGATATGAAAAATATTTTAAAAATGAAATAAAGAAATGGCACAAAGGCAATAAAATTTTAGTTCTACCGCCCACCAACGCCATTGCAAACTTTTTTAACGCTACAGCATGGCTTGATAATACATTAAAAACGTTGAAGCAAAACACCGACAGAGTAATTGATGTTCGTGAAAAACCATACAACCCAACAGTGGCTAAAGATCATGTTGGTGCGACTGTAAAAATAGATAGGCCAACAAACCACCAAGGTAAAATCAACTGGGATGACTATTTTGCTATGGTTACATACAATTCTAACACTCTTGTGGAGAGTCTCGAAAACGGTGTGCCGGTATTATGTGATCCAATGTGTGCGGCTTCACCTATAGCAGAGACTGATTTCTCAAAGATCGAAACACCGAAATATGGAGATAGGATTGCTTTACTCAGCAGTTTAGCATATAATAATTGGAATCTAAAAGAAATGACCGATGGCACAGCATGGAGAATGTTAAATGAAAGTTGAAATATTTAGGAGAACAGTCAAGGATCGTAAACGTGGAAACAGTTGGGAACTGCTTTATCATTTAGCAGAAGGAATAAAGGCCGCAGGCGATGAACCTGTTATCGTAAATGAAAACAGGTCAGGCCCAACAGTAGAAGGTGAGATGACACCCACTGCACCCATGGCGGCAATGTTTGGCTACGGTGGCGATCGACAAATGCATCACACTAAAGGCAGACGCAGAGAACTTGCCAATAATTGTAGAGACAAAAATATTCCATTGATAACTTTTGACGGTGGACTACTATCTAGTTTTGGAAATGTTTCAACATCACCCGATCATCATTTTAGGGTGTCA